GTGCCAACCGAGGCAACCGCCGCAGAAAGTCCTACCGCCGCCTCCCACGCAGTCACAACTGTACCCACGATGTCGTGGATCATGGTATTGGCTGGCAGCGTCCAGAGAGTGAAGGTGTCCGCCGTGGCTGCCGCAGTCATATCGGTGTGGTCTACCTGCTTGAAAATCCAATGGGGAACCGCTGATGTGCTTCCTTCGAGCGAAAGGAAATCGACCCCCGCACCCGCAACGTTTCCCATCCGCTCAAAATTCGTGTAGCCAGCGGCGACGCTGATTTGATTGACTGTGTTGTTTCGCGCCACATTGTTAAAGAAGTAAATGTTACTGGCAGTTGACCCTCCGGATGGTACTACAGCTTGAAGTCCGTCTCTCTGTGTGGCAGAAGATTGGCTATCCGACAAATCATTCCCAAATATCTGCAAGTCAGAGATGGCGTTCCCTTGGTTTGGAAGTATTTGAAGTCCCGCGTTGGTTGCAGCATTCTGGTTGTTGTTCACTAAAACGTTGTTGGAGATTTGCACTTGAGAGATGTCGCCGTTGTTATCTACTACCCCCAGCCCATGCGCTAGATTCAGGGTAGAGACATTATGAGAAATCACCCCATCACTGCTCTTCCCAGCCAGAGTAATCCCCTGAGATTGATTACGAACTGTGTTCCCTGTGACGACGAAGCCAATGGTGTCGGCAATGCTTATTCCAACGCGGGTTGCGGAAGTACCATCCAAAATCGTGTTGTTGCTGATAACAATATCTTGGCTTTGCTTGGTGGACGAGGAGCGCAACTTAATCCCATTGTCACCAACATTGAATAGGACGTTTCCACTTATTATAATGTCTTCGGAGAACTTTCCCGCTGATGCTCCGCCCGAGAGTCTTATCCCATGCTCACGCGAATCACTACAGGAGTTTCCGGTTATCGTGACGTGTTTCGCCCCCTCACTTAGTATGCAGTTGTACCCAGCGACTACACCCGACCCACCTGCCGTGTGAAACACATTGTTGGAGACGGTTATGTTTTGAGAATCCTCTTGCAGATAGACGCCCAGTCGGTAGGAAGCAATCTCGTTTTCCACAATCCGGCCATCACTGGCTCCTCCAGTGGCCTTGATGGCTGCGGCTGCGGCACCACTGATTCTGTTTTTGGCGATAAGAAATCCGGTTACGGCACCGCTAATAGTTATCCGACCGTTGTTGACTGCATCTGTCCCGTCTGCAACCACCTTATTCCCAATGATTCTTGTACCGCTAGCAGTGGACAAAATGGCGTCGGCAGCACTGGTGTCAGTGGAATCCACTTGGAGATTTCTTACCGTAACATTGGCTGCTGAGATAGTGATTGGGACGCCAGAGCCGCTAGGCTTGATAATAGAGCCCCATCCTGCCCCCTCTAGCGTAATATCGGCAGTTGCGACTGTCAGCGCTTCCACATATGTTCCACGGGGCACCAAGACTAAATCGCCTGCGGTTGCGGCGTCTATAGCCGCTTGAACCGTAGTGTGTTTCGTCCCATCCGCTACAACGATATTATTGAGTAGGGGAGTAGTCAGGTTGAAGTCCTCTATAGCCTGGGCCGCTGTCGGATTACTAAGGATAGGGTTAGCGAAGGCGGGGTCGACGATTGTAGGAGTCATTGTATCGAGGTCAATAGGCGAGGAGCCACTGAATACCCATCGCTCAGGGCCGAACACCCTAGCCCCATTGGAGTCGAACACGGTAGTCAAATAGAACGTACCACTAGGCGTCAGTTCGTCATTAGCCAGGATGGTGAACGCGGAAGGCATATCACCACTGGAATCTAGAGTGGCAGACACTCGCGTCGGAGCTACTTGACCGCCAGCAATTATCATGGCGTCTTGGGACAGGACGAACTCTATAGTCCCGCCATTGACAACTGTACCTACGGCGTCTTGGAACGAGCCATTCTCTAAAGTCTTACTCACGTTTGGCCTTCTTCATTCGCTCTTGCTTTTCATGTTCCCACTTCATATTCTCATACCCACTTCTAATGATGGCTAAGATGAGGAGCACCCAAAGCCCAGCCAAGGTTGCCAGCATAATTTGGAAGAACATTTCACTATCCTATCATTATGGGACGGTCAGGATAGAAGCCCTCATGTTGGAGTTCCGCTTCGTCCTTGGCTGTCGCCCTACCTATATCTCTGAGAAACTTTCGATACTCTGTCTCGGCCCGTGTATCATCGGCCATCTTATAGGCCATAGCCAGAAAGCCCTGCTGATAGACCCACGCTAGGTCATCCGGTATGGGCGACCAATCATCCCCCAGGGTTGTCTTAATGACTGGCTTCTTCTGATAGACCACATAGGCCCGCCACACGACAGTCGAAGGCACCTTCCAGAAACGAAGCGTGGTCGTAGTAGTCGCTTCCTTTAGGATACAGACTTTCTCTGGATTGTCTTTGAAACTCTCTTTAGGCAGGTCTTGAACGGCCTCTATCTTGCGGGTAGGCTTCAAGTCAGGTGACGTAGAGGTGTTGTCTTCGTCTTCAATGACACACGACTCCAGCCAAGACATATCAGTGACAGTCTCGGCATAGTCCTGCGTGCCATCGACAGTTAGGAAGGAAGTGAGTTCGGCACGGTTGAACTTCCACTTATGGGGCGGGGACAGTATCTCCTGAATGACACTGTTGCAGATAGTCAAGGCAGGCTCATTGGAGAACCCACCTATCCCAACGATAGGGACGAGCTTAGTGAACGTACGCGCCCAATCCACTGTCTCCTGTAGAGTTTTAGTAGTCGCCATCGACTACTCCTAGACTATGATGTGAGGTGCGCGGGTGGGAACGCGAATGAGGCGGTCGTACTCAGGATGGCTAGGGGCACATTCCATGCCACACAGTTGGCACACACCACGGCGTACACCATCCGAGTTGTTCATCCAGGCCATGCGACTCGTGTTATCTTCGCGTAGATGGCCGCAGGCGGCGTACTTGGCTTCATCATTGAGGCGCTTCTGAGCAATCTTCTCGCGCATACGCAGACGGGATTGTTCTTTCGACCTGAGAGCAGCCTCGTCCACGATAGGTGAGCGGGCGACTTTGACCAGGGATTCAAGCTGGTCGGGGGTCATTACAACGGCGTGTTCATCAGCCATTTATTTCTCCTCTTCTTCTTTGGGGTCTTTGGCCACTTCAAGGATGGGCGGCTCGCCAGGATAGGGAAACTGTCCTTCATTGAGCAGGCTTGTTAAGACTTCAAGGGTGGCCTTTACTTCAAGGCCGGAGAGTTCGCATTCTTGAACCGAGAGCGAATAGCCGTCTGTCACAATTAACAACCGACGCATTGGGGTCTCCTTTTAGGTTCGTAGGGCTAGAGCGTCGCCGTCAGTGGCAACGACTGCATGAGCGGTGTCGTCGAAGTCCTTATAGTAGAACAGGACGTTGTCCTTCGCGGTCAAGCTGACGCTGAAGAGCGCGGCCCCTCGCAGGTCGGCTTCCGTCGCGTCGATGGCGCAGTTTTGAACCGCACCGGCAGTAGTCTCCATACGGATGAATGCCTTGAGAGGCTTTGCATTTGCCAGAGCCGTCTCTGAGTCATTGACGATTTGGACGCCCCACGGCCCGTTGGTCATGGTGGCAGCCGCGCCAATCACTCGGACACGAAGGCCAATCATGCGGGTGAGAGTACCAGTACCGGCGGCGTTGTCTACGACAATCTCAGCCCCACGGATGGTGCCAATGGTCTTGCCTTTGGCCATGCATTCGGCGCTCAGAGCCATCATAGTCCCACCAGATGAATCTTCGCGGTTAGCGGCTACGAAAATTCCGCCGTGGATAGTGCCAGTCATTGAGGCTACGCCATTTTCAGCGCGGCCTCTGATGGCCTCGTTGGTGCCAGTCAGTACGTTGGTGGTTTGCTTCTGGAAGACGTAGAGGGAACGGCCTCCGCCAGCCAGGGAGCGGGTGGGGTCGTTGATGAAGGCGAAAGGGTTGCCAGTTCCAGTTTTGTAGCCCTGCACGTGAAACGCTTTCTGTGCTGAGTGGGCCGCTTCGACATAGACACCGAATATCGGCTTTTGAAACCGGAAGTGCCTACCTTTGGTTGTAGATGCTACGGACATTGAGATACTCCTCTAGGGTCAGAGTCTACCGACCCAGGTAGTTAGTTAGATTTGTGCTACATTGCTTCTGCTTCAAAGTAGTCGCAGATAGCTACGTTGCTCGCGTTCGAGCCGGAGAACTGACCAGTTACGGTGAAGGGAATCTCCGCAGTCGGGTCAACGCTCGTCGGGAAGTTGTCGATAACGGCCCAGGTGGTGATGGCCGAGTTGAGGATGCTATAGCCGAGACCGTGCAAGTCACCTTCATCCACATCAGTCTGAAGGATTGCTTCGATGTGCCAGGCAGCCGAGTCGGTGTTAACCGCTTGAGTCGCTGACGCTTCGATAGTGGTGTTAGAGCCGATGGTGGACGACTTGCCGTGGTCGAGACGAATGGTGAGGTTGGTGCTTCCGCCTGTGGTCACGCGACCGCCAGCCTTAATCTTGAAGGGTCGGCTGCCAGTTACGGACAGGGGCGGCAACAGTAGTTGCAGACGAACTGCGGTGGACTGGCCATCAGCAAATTGGAATTCGCTGGTGGACGAAGCGCCCTGGCCAGAGTTGCCACCGAATTGCTGTGCAACTGCAAATGTGCTAGCATTAGGCATTTATGTTTCTCCTATTTGAAGTCTGACACATGATAGTGCCAGTACTTGTTCCAGTCAGCCGGTGCGTATCCGTAGTGTGTACGGACTATCTCACTGACTTGACTAAAGGTGATGGCCTTCCGCTTCAACAGATGCAGAAGAACCGTGCGCCAACCGCGACGCTCCTTGCAAGGGAGGTCGGCTCGGTCAGTCTCAATGATGCTCCACTCCGGCAAGAACCCGGTGTTGAATGCTACTAGGTAGTGCTTGCCTTGAATGTCGTGTGAATAGAAACCAGCTACAGCAGGGTCGTTGAAACTGGTTTCCATGACCACACTCTTGATGAATTTGCGGACATAGTTGAAGAGAGCAACGTGCGTCATGCCACGACCCAGGCGACGTTCGCACTCTTTCCAACTGTCCTGCTCAGGTAGGCGGTGCTGAGCAAGCTGGCGGTCAGTGTCCTCAAAGCTCCTTGCAAGAGCTTCGCGGCCACGGATTCGCTTAACTTGCTCAGTTGTGCCTACGAGCATGGAGCACCCTGTCTTACGAACGGAATTAAGTTATGCTGGTTTCGGAGCGAATCTGGCGCAGACGAATCGTCGAGCCCGGTGCCCGTAAGGCAGCGAACCGGAAGTTGTATGCGACTGACGCACCGATGACACCAGCAGGGTCGGCGACGGACGGCGACCACCGCTTGACGGACAGACGGAAGTTCCGGTCTTGCGGAACCTCGGTCGAGCCGAGCGAAACGGTGAAGACCGCGTCCTGACCGATGACGTAGGTATGGTAGCCAACCTTCGCCCCGGAGGGGAAGGCAGCGGTTGAGCCCGTGGTGGTGGTCTCAATGAAACGAACACCAGCGAACTCGGTTACGCGGAAGCCCTGAATGCCACGCTGCAATTCACGGGCACCCGACTCGCTGCGCTTCAACACGTCGCTGACACTACCGGCGGTATTGTCATTCAACAGGTCAAAGGCGGCGAAAGGATGGATGATTCCCATGAAGAGCCCGCCCGCGC